GGTGGTGCCCGTCATCGTCTGCAGGCCGGTGGTCAGTGCCGGGAAGAAGTCGCGCGCCGCCAGTTGGCCGCTGGACACCAGCTTCACCAGTTGCGCGTCGGTGATCCCGAGGCCCTTCGCGGCCAGGCTCAGTGCGCCCGGCAGAGAGTCGCCCAACTGCTGCCGCAGTTCTTCCATTGAGACGACACCCTTGGATGCCATCTGCCCGAGCGCGTCGAGCACCAGGGTGACGCGCTCCCCGGTCAGGCCGAGCGTCGAGCCGGCGCGCGTCACCGCAGCGAACAGGTCATTGGTGACGCTCAGCGGGATGCTCGCGCTCTGCGTCGCAGCGCTGAAGCGCGTGAACGATTCCGAGATGCCGGCGATCGACACGCCCGCCACGTTGGCCGCCTTGCGCAGGAAGTCGATTTGGTCGGCCGCGGTCTTCGAACTGCCGTAGATCGCAGTGAGTCCGCGCCGCAGGGTCTCCGCCTGGACGTTCGCGGTGATGAACTCGCGGCCCATCTCCTTGACCTTGTTGACCAGGTATCCGATGCCGTCCGCGATGACGTTGCCGGCGGCGATCTGGCCGAGCGAGTTGCTGAACAGCTTCGCTGCCTGGTCGCCGAGGGTCAGGGTGCCGTTCAACTCACGCAGTTCGCGCTGCAGCGAGTTGATCTTCGCCTCGCCGCGCGCGAAGGCGCCGGCCAGTTGGGTGCCGGTGTTGTCGCCCGAGGACGCGAGCACCGCCATGGCCGTGCGGACGTTGGCGATCTCCAGGGTCAAGTCCTGCGCGCTGCGCACGCCGATGGCGCCGAAAGCGTTCTTGATGCGGTTCCCCGCCTCTTCCGCCGCGGCCGCCGCCTTCCGCTCCTTCTCGTCCAGGTCGTCGAGCACCTGCGTGAAGATGCGCACCTGGTCGGCTTGCCGGGCCAGTTTCTCGGCTGCCGCGGCCTGTTGCTCCAGCGCCCGGCTGCTTGCAAGCTGCCGTTGGACCTCGACGAGGATTTCCTGCTCACGCGCCAGCCGCTGCGATGCCTCGGCCGCCTCGACGATAGCGAACGCCTCCTTCTTCCACTGCTCGTCGGCCGCCTGTGCCGCCTTGGCCTTCTGCGTGGCGAGCAGGCTCTGCTCGGCCTCATCGAACAACCGAGCGTACTCGGCAGCACGCTGCAGGGCCGCGGCGTCGTCCACCTGCTGCTGGAATGCGCGGATGCCGGCCAGTTCGCGCTCGCTGTTCGACAGCGCTTGGACGCGCGACGTGAGAGCCTGCGCGGCTGACTCGACGCGGTTGAAGCCCTGTGCCACCTCGGCCTGCGACGCTGCGAGGTTGTCGGTCGACACGCCGAGTTCGCCGGCGGCGTTCGACGCGGTCTGCAACGCGGCTTGGTGCGCCTGCACTGCCTTCGCGGCCGCCTCTGCCTGCTTGGCCGACCGAGCGGACGCCTTCTCCAGGTCGGTCTCGGCGCTCGCGGCCTCCCGAACCGCGGCATTGGCCGTCTTCAGTGCATCGTTGGCGTTGTCGAGCGCCGCCCGCTGCTCGACCTTGGCCCGCGTGAGCCGCTCCACCTCCGCCTTGTAGTTGGCGACCCGCTCCCCGTTCGCGTCATAACTGTTGCGGAGGATCGTGAGTGCGCCGTTGGTCTCCTTCAGCGCAGCGGCCGCCTTCGCCTGATCCGCCGCCGCCTGCGCTTGCGCCACGCGGGAGGCGTTGGCGGCGTCGGCGGCCTCCTTCAACTTGAGCGCTTGCGCCTCGCTGGCCGCCGCCGAGACCCGCTGCTTCTCGGTCAGCGCGGTCATCTCGGCCGAGAGAGCCTGGAACGCTCCGATCGCGTCGCGTTGCTGCGCCAACTGCCCGATCTCGTCGGCCAGTGCTTGGAACTCCGGCACGGCGGCGCGGCCGGCGTCGCCGAGCGAATCGACCTGCGCCTGCAGCTTCTTGATCTCTTCGCCGCCCGACGTCTCAATCGAGATGCCGAGTTTGACGTCGCGGGGGTTGCTGGTTGCCATTCGCACTTCCTAAATGAGAGAACCCGCCATGCTTCTGGCGTGGCGGGTTCGTTTGGGCGGCGGGTCCGTCGCCCGCCGCGTCGGGGCGCTTTACAGCAGCGTGGTGCGCAGTTCGACGGTGAACGGCTCGGCGGCGCCGGTGGGCGTCTTCATCGTGCCCGGCAGGTTCACGGTGTTGAAGTCGTCGGCCAGGAAGTCGAACGCCGAGTCGGCGGCGATGATGGCCTCGCGGATCGTCACGATCACCGGCAGCTTGTCGGCTTCGTTGATGCCGTCGAACACGATCTCGGCGCGGATGTCGGTGTTCGTCGCGCCCGAGATCACTGCGCCGGCGATGGCACCGTAGGCGGCGGTCACCTTCAGGGGGGCGTCGGCGACGATGCTGCCGGTTGCCAGCGCGCGAATCCAGCCGAGTTGGCGGTTGACTTCGTAGTCGGTGCCTTCGACGTAGGTGGTGGACGCGCCGGAGTTGGTCACCGTCAGTGCGGCAGCCGTGAGGGCCTGCTTCGACAGCGGAACCCACTTGCCGAGCTTGGCGACGAAGTCGACGGCGGTCAGGCTGCCGGCGGTCTGCGTCCGGGACGCTTCGGTGCCGAGCAGGGCCAGGATCATCGACTCCTTGTTCACCTCGTTCAGTTCGAGCGTGAATTCGGCCGGCTTCTGGACCGAAACGGACTCGATCACCTGGCCGCGGCTGTTGCGGCCTTTCGACTCCAGTTGCTTCTTGTCGACGTTCGGCTTGATTTCGAACTTGTTGGCGAAGTACGGGCCGTCCATGCCGAGCTTGACGCCACCGACGATCCGGTTGATGTAGATGTCACCCGAACCCATGAAACCGCGTGCGGACATAAAAAGACTCCTTCGATGTGCCGCAACAACGGCGGATGGTTAGACGGAAGGAGTTTCGCGGTTTGCGCAAAAATAGCACTGCGGCCAGATTTCGCGTTTGCGCTACGGGGTAGCGAGGTTTTCCACGTACTGGACCTGCACCATCACGCGCGCTTGGACCAGGGCGGCGCCGTCCGGCCGGGGGCCGATGTCCCGCCCGGCGTAGTCGATCGCCCGCACGCGGCCGCCGAGCGTGGTGTCGACCACCCCGTTCTCGCTGAACAGCGCGCGCTTGATGTCGCGGATCATTCGGTGCGCCTGGTCATTCGGGTTGTCCGGGTCGCACTTGTCGAACCCGTCGATCGCGTAGACCTGATTGACCAGCAGTTGCGGGATGCGCCCCGGGTGGTCCTTGACGTCGTCCCCGCCTTCGAACACAACAACGCACGGCGGGTCATCGTCGCCGGGCATCTTGCGGCGGCCGCGCATCACCGTGCGCCCGATGTCGGTCTCGCAGCCATTGGAGATCAGGATCAGACCCAGGCGGCGCGCGATTTCGATGGCGATGTCGCCGGCGGAGTTCAGGGGTGCATTCATGTCAGTGCCTTCGTCAGTTCGCGTTCGGCGGCGTCAACCACCGACTTCTCCAGATCGCCTTCGACCTGGTCGTGGATGGATGTGGCTGCGGTGCGGAATAGCTGGTAGACCGAAGGGCCTTCGAGCACCTTCAGCTTGCCGCCCTTGACGGGCCCGAGCGCCTCCTGGTTGCGGAAGAGCAGCAGGTTGCCCTCGCTGTCCTTCTTGCCGGGGATAGAGAAGATCGGCCCCATCTGCTTGCGCTGGCCGCGCACGACCTCGACGCTCTTGCCGGCGACCTTCTGATCCGCGGCCACGCCGAGCGGCGCGTTGCCGGTGCGGCGCGTCCAACCGGGCCACTTGCTGAAGCCCGTGAAATTCTTGAGCGCCTGGATGCGCGTGTTGTTCCAGGTGACGGCCTTCGTGTTCTGCATCGCGCCGTAGTGTGAAAGGCTCGTCGTGTACTTGGACCCGCCGAAGGCTGTGATCGTCGCGGTCGGGTTCTTCGGCGTGGCGTGCTCGACCTGCATCTTCTGCTGCACGTAGCCGTCCGTCAGGTTGATCCCTTTCAGGATCGTCTTGCGCGAGAGCTCGTAAGCGCTGTCCACCGTCTCGTTGATGGCGTCGACCATCAACGCGCCGATCTGCTCGGGCGTCAGGTGCGCCAGGCGGTCCGACAGGCTGTCGAGCGCGCGCGTATCGACCTTGACGCTGAACAGGGCCATCAGAGTTTCAGCAAGATGAAGCGCGGGTTCGCGCCGTTGTTCTGGTAGATCGCGTCGAGCCGGTACGTGCCGTCAGGGTGCGTCAGGGTGTCCTTGACCTTCGGCGCGAAGTCGTTGTCGATCGTCGCGACGCTTCGCTCGATCACGACGTCGTTGTCCGTGCCGACCACCTGCACGCCGTGCTCGATGTTGACCTTTCCACAGGGTTCGCCACGCAAAAGGGAGTCCTCACCCAACATGGCGAGGACCCCCTTCGACATGCGCTTAAAAGCGCCGATCATTGCTGCTTAGCTGGCAGAGGTCTGCAGCTTGACGACGCACTCGGGGAGCGTGCACAGGTTGATCGGGTTCGACTGCGCGCGGAACTCGACGCCGGCGTTCCAGTCCATGACACGTTGCTGCGCGTAGTACGGCAGGCCGTTCGTGTTCACGGTCTCCATCGTGTCGGCAGGCGAGTAGGCCGTCTCGAACAGGCCCGGGACACCGACCGGGTAGGCGTAGCCGGTGCCAGCGGGGATGAAGTCGCCGGCGTCGGTGCCGCCCGAGTAGACGGTGTACTTGATGTCCGCGAACACGAAGCCTTCTTCACTCTGCAATTCGCGCGCGTACTGGCCGGCTTGCCACAGCTTCCAGGCTTCCTTCAGGTCGTTGTTGCCGGTCAGCTTGTCGAAGAAGTCCTCCGACACGATCGCCTCGATGCCCGTGAACATCCGACCCCCGAGCGCGTTGCGAATCTTGCGCTTCACGTTCTTAGTCGACTGCTTCACGTCGGCGCCGGAAGCGGCCGTCAGGATGTTGTAGAACTCGGTCTGTTGGGTCATGCCGAACAGGGAGTACATGTCCAGGATGACCGAGCCATCCGTGTCCAGGACTTGACCCTTCAGCGCGCCGACGCGGTGGTATTCCAGCGTCAGGTCGTTGTTGCCCTTCAGCTTCTCCAGCACGTTCTTGACCACGGTGGAGACCGCTTGGACTTCGGTCTCGCTGCCGAACGCGCGGATGCCCTGCACTTCGTCGGCCATCACCGAGCCGACCTGCGGCAGGTGAACCGATGCCACCGGGATCAGCTTGCGCTTGTCACGACCCACCGCCTGGCCGGTGCCGCCGCGCGGCGCGGTGGGCACGAGCTTGAGGGCCGAGCCGGTGCGCTCGATCATCATCGTGAGGCCGTTGATGCCGTACTCGCGGAACAGGCCCGAGTCGCCGAGCTTGGTCGGGACGCGCGGGATGTCGATGATCGTCTTCGTGAGCGCCGAGAGGCTGAAGGCGTCGTTGTTGAAAATGTCGAGGGTTGCCATTTCTGATGTGCTCCTGAATTCGGGGTGGTCGGCTTACAGGGCCGGGGTGCTGACGCCAGCGGTGTTGGTCACGCCGCGAACGATCAGCTTCTTCTTCACCAGGTCGGCTTGACCGGCGGCGTCGAGGCCGACCAACATGTACGGGTTCAGAACCGCGTCACGGACGTAGGCCACGCACTTGCTGTCGCCGGTCTTGGCGGGCAGGTAGCTGTAGAGCACTGCGTCTGCCGGGCCTGAGGCGCCGGCGGCAACGTAGGGCACATACTTGCCATTGCCGGCAGCCAGGGTGACCTTGGCGGTGTCGCCTGCCACGGCAGCGGTGCCACCAGCGGTCAGGGTGAAGCCGAGGCCCGCTTTGCTGAAGGCAACGCCGGTCGTGCCGGAGCCGATCTTCACGCCCTTGGGGTCTTCCACGTCGAACTTGGTCGCCGCAGTGAACGTGATCTGGTACGCGCCCGGGACTGCGGCGGCGCCGACAGCGATCGCGCCTGCGGTCGGGTTGCCGGTGGCACCCGCATCCATGGCGAACGAGCCGGCGCCGGCGTCGCCCGATTGCGTCAGCAAGGTGCCGGATTCGATGGCCGAGCCCGATTGCGTGACCACGATGTTCTCGCGGCTGAGCATGCCGCCAGCCTCCGAGAGAGCTACCGCCTTGACGTGCGGGGTGGAGAGAAGCGTCGCCATTTGTCAGTCCTTCCGGTTGGATTTACGTTGCGCGTTGTGGGAGTTCCAGAGGGCACTGGGATTGACCCCGGAACTCCCGGACGGAGGGGTCGATTTCGGTGTGGTGATGACGTGCTCGTCGGCTTCGGCCATGGCCTTCACCAGCGCGCAGCGGACGTCGGCGACCGGCGTGTTCGCCTTCACGAACGCCGCGGCGGACTCGGGCTTCTTCGCCAGGGCGCAGATCGAGGTGATCTGCTTGGCGTGCGCGATGCGCGCGGTGGCTTCGTCCATCGAGGCGCAGGCCACTGCGAACACCGTCGCGTAGTCGGGCAGGCCGGCGGAGGTCACCGCGTTGCTGATCTCTTTCGCCAGGTCGGGGTCGGCGGCTGCCGCGAGCGCAGCGGCCGCATCGGCTTCGGCCTTCAGGCGCGCTGCTTCGGCGACGGCGGCCGTTTCAGCGGCGATCTGCTCGGGCGTCTTGGCGGCCGGGGCCTGCGCCTTGACGAACACGGCCTTGACGTTGGCCGGCAGATCGGCGCGGTCCATGTCGAAGGCGGCGTCGGCCTTGACCTCGTCGGTCACGACGGTCGCGAAGCCCTGTGCGAGTGCCTCGTCGGCCGTCAGCCAGGTGTCCTTCGACAGCAGTTCCTTCATCGCGGCCTCGTCCATGCCGGTCTTGGCGACGTAGGTGGCGACGATGCTGTTGCCGATCTTGTCGAGGACGTCGGCGCTCTCGCGGAGCTTCTCGGCGTTGCCGTAGACGCCCGTGATGGGGTTGTGGACCATCATGAACGAGTTCTTCGGCATCTCGATCGTGTCGCCGGCCATTGCGATCAGCGAGGCTGCGCTGGCAGCGACGCCCATCACCTTGACGGCGATGGTTTTGCCCGAAGCCTTGAGCATGTTGTAGATCGCGATGCCGGCGAACACGTCACCGCCCGGAGAGTTGATCTCCAGGTTGATGACGGGCGCCTTGACTGCGGCCAGTCCGGCGCGAAACTCGCCGGCCTGCACACCCCATAGGCCGATCTCGTCGTAGATCGACAGGGTTGCAGCCGTGGTGTCGGCCGAATTCTTGAAAGCGAAACAGGGGCGCATGCGCAGTCCTTTGCTGATTGCGCCGAATTCTGCAAGTGCGCAATCAATCGGTCACTGCGGCCAAATTTCGCATCGACTCAAGAACGGTCCCGGTAGCGCCAGGCTTTAAGCGCCGTGCCTATGCCGTACAGCGCGACACCGGTCAGAAACACCGAGCGCACATTGGCTGATGAGTAGCCGTGCCAGAAGGTCCAGCCGTCCATGCAGCAGCCGATGGCGATCAGCGCGAGCGCGACGCGCTGCGCGAGGTTGTCGTCGAACATGGGGTGGAAGATGCCGAGCAGGGTCAGCCCCACCACGAGCGCCAGAACGGCGAGGTAGCCGACGTCCGCCATCACGCCCTCCACTTGCGGGAAGCCCACTCCCACACGTCCGCCGCAATCGTCTTCGCGTCCATGATCTGGATCACCTCGTAGACCTTGGCGACGATCGCCATGCCGAAGATGCCGATCAGGAATCCGACCAGGCCCTCCGCGCGCGCGGCGCCGAGCCACTCGGCCGCCGGCGTGGCCGCGTAGTACGACAGAGCCGAGCCGCCCAGGACCATGATGATCTTCTCGGGCCACGAGAGGCCCGGGAGGAACTTCATCGACACCACCGCGCCGGTGACGCCGCTCACGAGCTTGACCACGATCGGGTCTTGGAGAGGTTCGGCCATGGGTCAGTTCTTCGGCTGCGGATTGGGGCCCGGCCCTGGTGCAGGCGCCGGCGCGGGAGCAGGCGGGTTGGCGATCTGCTGCGCCGACTTGCTGTACGGACCGACCTTCAAGGTCTGCTCGCGCTTGTCGTCCGCCTGGCGCTCTTCGTCCACCGCGTCCGGGTCGTCGCCCTTGGCGCCGATCACCGATGCCCGGCTGATGAAGCCAGCGTCGACTTCCAACTTCTTGCCTGTCGGGTCCTGCACTGGGTGGATGTGTGCCCAACCGTGAGGCGCGTGCTCCACGCGGCGGATCGCGTCGAACTCAGTCTCCGCGGCCTTGCCGGCGAACACCGCGCCCTGCGCAAACCACTCGATCACGCGCTGGCAGAACATCGGGATGACGATCTGCCACTGTTCCTGCTCCCCGAGGCGGCGATACTCGTTGATGAGCACCCGCAGCGTCCGGTCGCTGATGTTGAGGATGTCGCCGGAAAACAGTTCGTAGGGGATGCCGGCGGCCGCCGCGGTGCCCATGTGCTGCGTGCGCATGTAGTCGCTGTACGTCGTACCGGCCTCGGGCGGGTTCGACCACTCGACCTTCTGCCCGTCGTCGAGTTCCTGCATCAGGCCCGGCTGCAGGCCGAGCAGCGGTCCGCTCGGGCCCTCTTCCTCGATCGGCTGATTGGTCAGCGGGTCGATGTTCGCTTCGCCGGGCGCCGCGGGCAACGTGCGGCTGATGAAGCCCACCAGCATGTTCGCCAGCTTCTGGCGCTCCAGCGTCGCGTCGTCGTAGGACTCGATGTTTCGCAAGCGCGGGAGGATCGGCGCGAGCAGCGACACGCCGCGAAGTTGCCCGGGGCGCAGCGGCCGGAACACGTGGCACATGTCGCTGGCCGCGACGCGCACAAGCGCCTCGGCGTCGATCGTGACCATCTGCACGTCGCCCGGGTGCTGCTTGTAGACCCAGTACGCGACGCGCTTGCCGCGCCGGTTGAACTCGATGCCGCTGCGGATGATGTTGCCGGCCGGCAGCCCTGCATAGCTGTCCGTGTCGAGAAGCGGAACCATCTCCGGTTCCAGAAGCTGAATCTGGAACGGGACCGGCAGCCCTTCGTCGTCGAAGCGAGCACGCCGGCGCGCGAAGCACTCGCCGCCGTCGATCCAGGTGCGCACCACGAGCGACTGGAGACCGTAGATGTTCAGCACGCAATCCGCGTCGGCGACCTGCGCGAAGTCGTTCCACAGGTCGATGATTTCCCTCTTGCGGTCCTTGTCGTCGATGCCCTTGAAGCGCGGCGTGATGCCGATGCCGACCAGGTGGGTGACACGCTTCTGCACCGCCGACTCGCCCGACCAGTCGTTGCGGCTGGAATCGCGCGCACGGTTGCGGATCGTCTGCAAGCCCTCGATCGCGCGGTTGGGTCCGCTGCTCGGCGGGTTCCACCCGGCCATGCGCCGGCCGCGGCCGGCCGCGTCGTAGCGGTTCTTGACCGAGGTCGACGTCTTGCCGATCGGGCTGGTCCCGCCGGCCAGTGCGTGCTGCACGGCCCGCACGAGCTTGGTCTGCTCGCTCGCCGGTCGACCGACCGGGTTGCCGGTGGGGCGGCGCGGCATCAGTCGTTCCCTCGGCCGGACTGGTAGAGGTAGGTCTGCCGGCGCCGGCGCGGCCCGCCCTGCGCGTCAAGCTGACGCTGCAGGTCATTGCGCGCCTGGATCAGGCTGGCGGTCGTGTTGTAGGTGAGCGTCTGCCCGCCGACCGTTGCGGAACGCGCGCCTGAAGCGATTGCCGCGTTCAGGTTGTCGATGTCGGATTGGGTGACTGCCATGCGGCGGATTGTGCGTTTGCGCAAGCAAACGGCCGCTGCGGAACAATTTCGGCAGAAATTCGCACTGGAATGGCGCCCCTACGAGGGATCGAACCTCGCCACCGCGCGGATAGACAAGTCCGCCGTGATCCAATCCGGGGCAAATGATTCGAGGGCCACCGGGGTTTGACCCAGTGCTGTCTCGCTGCGGCCTGAACACCCGGGCGCCCGGATCAGGGTCTGGCGTCTAGCCCTCGTGTGTGCAGTCACCACTGATTCGTGGGGACCCGCATCCACCGGTGTACGGGCACCGGCCGACCGCACGCACGAAGGCCCTCTCGCGAGGCTCCATGGGTCGGAAGTCACTCCGCCGGGTGGGGACCGTTATCGCAGGATCGCCGCGCCGGTTTTACCGCTCGGGAGCGGGGTCGGCACCGAGGTGCTCTTCGTCCCGCCGCCAGTATGCAGGCGCGCAATTCTCCGGTCAAGAGGTTTCGCGCGGCCGCTCGTAATAGCATTTCCGGCATGCCGGACTGCGCTTGTGGCCTGTGAACAGGGCCTGGCAGTGGCAACACCGATTCTGGTACATGCCGTTCTCGTGCGCGAAGTGCTCCGGCCAGTCGTGTGGCGTGGCCGCGGCCCTCGCGCGCTCGATGAACTGCGTGTTCCAGTCGGGGATGGCGCTCATGACATATACGGCGAGTGGGCGACGCGGCGCACGCGCTGCCGCCGCACCGGCGCCTCGCTGATGACAGGCTCCGCGGCCGCCGCGATCGGCGTGTTGGTCTGCAGCGCGCGGCGGTCGTCGGAGGCGATCACCTCGCTGTTCCCGGCGTCGAGCGGCAGCAGCCACTTCGGCGCCGCCGACCAGTCCCTGATTTTGTCCAGGCCGAGGAACAGCATGCCGGCGCGGATCATCCGGCACAAGTCGACCGACTCGTTGCGCTTCCTGATCTGCGTCCAAACCCCCTCCTTGCTGCGCGTCTCGGCTGCGAGCTCGTCGAAGAACGCCGGCGGCAGCCAGGTGGGGAGGTGGATCGCGCTCGCGCCGCCGTCGATGCGCTTCAACCCGGCGGCGACCGCGTCTGATAGCAGGTTGGGGTTGCAGTGCAGCAGCGGCACGTCTCCCTTCTCGCTTCCGCGGCGCTGCCCGACCAGCGATTCCTTGATGACGGGGGCGGTCTTGCTGCTTGCGCCCTTGTAGAGCCGCACGCGGGTGGCATAGCCGGCTTTCTTGATGCGCCGGAACCAGGCGTAGGCATTGGCCGTCACGCCGTCTTCGCCGCCCGAGTCGACGATCAGCGCCTTGACCCGAATCTCCTTGCCCTCGATCGACGTGCGATAGGTGGCCCGCAGAATCTTCTCGGTCAGGACGTCCCAGTCCTCGGGATGGGCGGCGGGGTCGATTTGCGCGAATTCCTCCCCCATTCCGGGCCGAAATGAGCGCCGAATCTCGCGCCGGTCGATCAGCCATTGCTCCATGTGTGGCCCGATGGCATGCGCCTGCACGATGAACCGGCTGCCGACGCCGCCTTGCACGTCCACCGCGACGATGACGCAGCGCGTCTCTGGCGGACACACGTACTGCTGGAGTCCGCCTTCGGTGCGGTCGGCGGGGTTGCTGTTGGCGTTGCGCGACTCGACCAGGTGCCGGCTGATGTACGGCATGCCCTGGTCGGTGTTGATCGTGGCCTTGAGGGTCTCTTCCGAGCCAGTCAGCGCATAGTCCTTGAGGCCCTGCAGGTAGCGCTCGATCAAGGACTTCCAGGACTGGTATGCCGCGGCCACGCCGCCGAGCCAATACCCGGCGATGCTCGCCTGCATCGGCAGTCCGTGCACAGTGCCGCTGCTATCGATCGTCTGCCCCTCGGCCAGCCACCGGCCGCGAGCGTTGAGGCCGACCTTGGCCTTCGCAGGGATCAGCACGCCGCAGCACGGGCACACGATGCGGCTGCCGTACTCCGCCGCCAGGGCGCCGATGTCGGCTGTGCGCACGGTCTCCAGCAGTTCGGTGTCGGACGGCAGGTTGAAAAGGCCGATGCCCGGCGCCGCTTCGAACCAGTCGTCGCAGTCGGGGCACTGCCAGTACCAGCGGTGGCGGTCCGACCGGTTGTAGATGCCGAGCACCCCCTTGACCGGCGGCGCCTCGTGCTTGCTGCTCGGCTTCCAGTTCGGGTCGACCATCTCGACGCCAGGGCTGGACTCGACCAGGCACATGCCACGCGACAAGAACGTGGTCGTGCGCTTGCGCGCCAGGTCGAACAGCGGGCCTTCGCCGTCCACGTTCTCCGCGTTTTCGATGCGGTCGATGTCGGTGATCGCCACGAACCGGTAGGTCGAGCCCGAGACGTTGCTGACGGTCGGCCACGCGATGCGCAGCCACATGCCGTGCCGGAACATCGTGTCGAAGGTGTTCGAGTCGATCGGGCGCGTGCTCTTCATCGCCGCGACGCGGGGGCTGTTGTCCATGGCGCGGTCGACGTCCGTCTTCGAGAACTCGCGCGCCTTGTCCTTGGACATCTGCATGAACAGCATGTCGCCCGGGTCGTTGACGACGTTGTGGGCCATCCACCCGAGCAGCAGGCCGGCGGTCTTGCCGGTCCGCGCCGGGCCCACGAACACGACGGCCTCGTGTTTGCGACTCGCCAGCTTGTCCATCGGGTCGGGCATGTACGGGGTTTCGTCGGCCGACCACGGGCCGCCGGCCGTGCCCGTCTGGCGAATGACCAGGTTCAGCGCGGCGCCCTCGCTAACGCGCACGCGCTGCGGCGGCTTGAGCGCGGCGTAGCCGCTGCAGACGTCGCTCAGCGCGACGGCGTAGTGGTCAATGGTCATGCCGGGTCGGTGGTGAACAGGGCCAGGCCCTCGGACACGTCAGCCAGGGATGCGTCGATCACCCGGCCGACCTCTTCAGCCACGTCCCCCGGCAGGTTGAACTTCCGCTCCAGGTTGTCCGGGATCGAGCGCATGCCCTGCGCAAGCGCGGCCAGCAGGGTGGCGATGGCGTCGCGCACCGCAGCGCGCGCCACGTATTCGCCCGACTCGATCTTGAACTTCAGTTCGTGCATGTCGGCCAGGGCGGCTTCTTTGCGCGCCTTCGCGGCGTCGAAGTCCTTCGCGACCTGCGGCTTCTCGTAGCCCTCGGGCTTGCGGCCGGCGCCGGGCCGGAATCCGCCGCGGCCGGAAGGCGCGACGCTGCCGTCCTCCAGCAGATCGAAATCGGCCTTCATGAATTTGCTGGTGCGAAACGGATTTCCATGGCAATCAGTCTACCCGTTGTTGCGCAAAAGCGCAATTAGCAGACAGAATCCGCATTTCATAATTTGAAATTTTTGAGGCCAGGGGGAGGGCGGGCCTCTTCGTCCCCGCACGTGGGTAGGGGCCCTGCAGGGTCCCCGGCCGCTTGCGAACCTGCAGGAAAACGCGAGTTAGCGGGGCAGCAGGGCGCCAGCGCGTGCGTGCGTGCGCATGGTGCAGCGAGTAGGCAACCGGCCGCGCGTGGCCTACCTGGCGTGCGCGATCGATCCGCATGTGTTGACGCATTCGCGCGCGCTGCAGAGCTCTGCCCCTGGCCCCTGCCCTGCTGCCCCTGCCTGCCCTGCCCCTGGCCCCTGCCCTGCTGCCCCTGCCTGCCCTGCCCCTGGCCCCTGCCTGCCTGCCTGCCCTGCCTGCCCCTGCCTGCCTGCCTGCCCCTGCCTGGCCCTGGCCCTGGCCCTGGCCCTGGCCCTGCTGCCCTGGCCCTGCTGCCCACTCAGTGCGCAACTTGCGAAATATTTCACATGGATCGTGCGAAAACACTTGCGCAAGGTTGCGCACTTGCATAAACTACATCCATCGAACGCAACAACCCAAGGAAACGAACCATGCGCAACGAACAAACCGCAAACCTGGCGCTAGCAGAAACCGCCGCACGCACTGCGCCCACCGTCGGCGCGCACTTCGCAACCCGCGGCCCCGTGCGCACCTATCGCAAGCCTTCCCTCATCGTGCGCATCCTGCGCGCATTCGCCTAAATCCCTTAATTCAAAAAAGGAACTTCAATCATGGCCAAGTTTTACCGTAATGCAGCCGGCGAAGTGTACGAATCGTGGAATAGCGGTTTGCCGCATTCGCCCGACGATGTCGCAGTGACCCAAAAGGAAGGGAAGGAAGCAAAGCAGGAACAGGCAAAGCAGGAACTCCGAAAACTGCTGAAGCCCGGACAAACGGTCTATTGCATCCTTAACCATGTTTCGTCGTCGGGGATGTCTCGGTCTATCTCTCTTGCGATTGGTGGCAAAAAAGGCGAAATCCGCAAATTGGATTATCTCGTCGCCACTGCGCGCGGCGAGCATATCGACGAAAAGCACGGCGGATTGAAGGTTTCGGGTTGCGGTATGGATATGGGCTTCCATCTTGTTTATTCGTTGGGTCGCATGCTTTGGCCCAATGGCACGAGAAAGCCCCATTCGACCCGAAACGGAGCGCCGGATCGCGATGGCGGTTATGCACTTCGCTCCACTTGGATTTAAGGGGAACAAACGTGGCTTGCCTTATGAATTATGCGGTTCAGTGCCGCGATGTTGCTACCGGCGAAACCGGGTGCTTTCTCTTCGACACTGAACACTGGCAGTCGACCGGAGAATTTAAAGCCGTGTCCCCGGTGTTCCCCGGTTTGGTCGGGTTCTATGCATGGAATAACGCAAACGGCCGTCCGGGTG